CTGGCAGCCTGAGTTCACAGATAAAACACTCTCCAGGAAAACCGGGGCGGTTCAGTAAATGCTTTGATTTGAGTTTGAGCAGTTTCGTTAGTTGCTTTTTGCGCTTCTGCCTGCGCTGCTACCATTTGCGCCTGAGCGAGAACCATTTCAGGATTTGGCTGGCTTTGTGCTGCCATTTGCGCCTGTTGAACAATCTGCTGCTCTTTCTCATTGCGTGGTTTTGCAATACCAGATATCAGCAGTTGGTTTCGGTTGTACTCTTTGAAGTCATCAAGGCCTTCGCCATCGATATTGTCCAGAATAATACCCTGAATTGCCGGGCGCATTGGGTCTGTTGGAAGCATAGAGCTAAGGACATTTGTCAGTACAGAAACCGTTGCATCACGTCGTGCTGTGTAGCTTGGTCCAACATCAACCGTCACATCGTATCGACCGACAGAAAGGTCATTTAACGCAACAACAGCACCTGTTTGCCTGTCAACAACCTGTGCGCTCAGGACAGCGATATCATCACTTCCATCTTCGTTAACGATGCGCACTTCACGCTCTGAACCGTACACTTCACGCGCCATTGACAGCCATACTTCACCAGCGCGTTTAAGACTTTTCGCCATATTGTCCAGATAGATAAACGAAGCCATATCTGCTCTGTTCATCAAGTTGTTAACCGTTTCCTGAGCAATATTACTTGGCATCTGCTGCATGGCCTGACTGCCGCCTGTAACCTCCTGAATATCAGCACTGGTTTGCTGTAGTAATGCAGCCAATGCCTGATTCATAACCGCAGGCTGTGTATATCCTGCCGGGGTTGCTCCAGCGATAATGTTGCCAGATTTATCTCTCACTTCGCGCAACGGCAAGAACGCTGGGCGTTTCTTGTTGCGAGCCTCCCAGTGCTTCTCAAGTCCACGAATTTGCTCCATGCCAACTATAGGGATCTGACCGGGGTCTTGCGCTGCAGTATCAGCCAGCATTGATACCTGAAGGTTGTACAAACGCTGTGGATCCATTGCTTTTGCAATATGTCCTTCGACACGCTCAATGTCATCAATGAACCAGCGTTTTCCATAAACCGGGATGAGGGGGATATGCTCACCAGGAATACGTCGAGGTTTCTCAAGGAAACCATCACCATCCACTACGGATACATACACACGACGGCGCTTCACTGAGCGCCTTGCCACTTCATGAAATCCAGTTATTGCCAGTTCATCTTCAATATCTTCAACCTGATCACTGTCGTATGTTGCAATCTCTCCAGTGATTGGATGTCGATAACTGATGACGTCAACAGACTCTTTACGAACTTCGTAATACTTCGCTATGTAAATAACATCTGCATCAAACCAGTCATATTCCCAACTGGTCATAGACGTTACATCCAGAGAAGCAGGAGGTTTCTTTCCGTATTCAGCCTCATATTTTTCAGGTGACAACGAATACATGCAGAACGCCCACAACGCGTCAGATTTGTCGTACTTCTTAGCGTCAGGGTCAAACCACACAGAGCGCGACGGGTCGTATATTGGTTCAATAGCAATACGCTGACGATCGTCCATGGGGTCGTATTCATTGACCAGCATCGACGTCAAACGGAAGCAACCGAAACCACCAGTAGCAGCGTCGTCAAATGCATTATCACAAGCCTCACCGCCATCAGTTTCTTCGTAGTCAGCACGGAACAGACCATTTAATTTATTGGCTAACTCTTCGCTTGCCTCTCTGTCACCAGGACGAAACTTAACGGTGATTCTGTTATTGCGGTATTCTGCAATGATGCGGTTAAGTTCAGTTGCTACCTTATTGATTTCAAACTTAGGATACTTCTCGAACTGCTCATCAAGCTTAGTTCCAGCCGCCGTTGCTCCTTCCCATTGACCTCCGGGGACACGAGCAAACCTCGTAGCTTCAATGCACTTTTCGCGCACTTCCTGCTGTGGAGAATAGGCGCGGTCAAACCTGAGCATGATCCGCTCATGTTTTTTCTCTAATGTCTCTGCCATGTTTACCAACCGGAGGATGAGGGAACGTATATTTCTGTTTCTTCGCGGACCAATGCCGGGCAATGCATACACATCATCAGCGCATCAGCCAGGTTAGGAGATGGAATACCGAGCTTCTGCTTCATTTCGACCTTAGTCATAAGCTCCAGCTTCCCGTTGTTATTGAATTTGCGCTGAATCTGCGTCAGTTCTGCAAACAGCTTCTCCAGCATCTTCTCGCCTATCGCTTCTTTGTCGAAACTCAGCATGTCGTCTGGGTCTGCATACTCACCGTAGACAACCGCCCGATATGTCAGATACAGCCTGTCAGCCAGCGCGTAATAGAATTGCGCTCGCTTATTGCGGAACACATCGCCAATAGTGCGAACGTTGTCACCCTGTACGACTTCATCAGCCCATGCTCCGGCCTGATACGGCGCATCTTCATCGAATGGCGATTCGCTGCCTTTGAACATCGTGGCGGTGATTTTCTTGCCGGAGAACGCTTCCGTTGTCTGTCTGCGTAGCCCGGCACCAACACCATCACCATCCCACAGGTAATGGTCAGCACCGTCTTCAATCGCCAGCGAAGTTGCCCAGTCAGCACCTTCATTGATGTCCATCAGCAGACCTTCGGCAATGCGCTTAACTACCGAACCGTGACGCGATGCATAACCTTTAGCATCTGGCCCTGTATCTGATGGGTCATGCGCAGAAACAACAGCGCCTTTCGCTTTCCATCCGAGTTTCTTGTGCGCATCGGTTGCAGCTTCAAGCCATTCACGTTTGATGATTGCCATATCACTTGCGCTTACCGGCTCACCCAGCCAGATGTGACGATACAGTGTCGGGTTTCTGCGTTTACACTCTTCCATCTCCAGACGGAGAACTTCAGGAAAGTGCGGGTTGTCGGTGTAGTTCACCGTCAGCAGGCAAATATCATCGGGAGGATTTACAACGAATCGCTGATAGGTATCGTCGAGGATATTTTTCGGGTTGAAGCTCACCCATATTTCGGAAAACGGCTTGCGGATGGTTGGTATCAGGATGTCCCATGATTCCTTCGTTACCGCTTCCGCTTCTTCCACCCAGCAGATATCAATGCCTTCGAGCGATTTAATCTTCGTCGGGTTGTTTTTGATGCCGTAGAACATGAATTCAGCATTCGTTCCGAGATGACGAATCATTGAGCGCTGAATTTCAAACTCAGCCGAATACCCTTCACGCTCGATGGTATCTTCAAGCAACCGGATTACCGAATCGCTGATACTGTTTTGCAGTTCACGAGCGCAGAGAATACGCACAGGCTGCCGACGCGCCGCTTCAACAAGCAGCCTCGCAATTGCCCATGACTTACCGCTACCTCGACCGCCTTTGGCGACTTTGTAGCGATGCGCCTCAATGAACGGTTCAAAGATAGGATTAATCGAGGTCATTTTCCGAATAGAGTGCTCATCGGTGATGTTTCAATCTGGATTGCGCCACCGTCTTTGCCGACAAGCTCATTAGTTACCTTGTCGCCATACTTACGGGGATTCATTCTGGCCAGCGCCCATTTGCGGGTATCAACGCGAAGTCTTGCCTTTGCCACCTCAGCAGCATCTGGAATCGCATTGTCAGCAATTTCGAATATCTCTTCGAAAATAGAATCAGCTCGTGCCTCAGTTGCCTTCGCGTACTTGTCTCTAAATTCGTCATGCTCTGACAGCCAGCGAAATACAGTAGCCTTTGCTGGCATGCCGGGGCGCTTGCAAACCTTAACCAGACTTTCCCCGGAGGCAAGCAGCGCACAGATATCATCAGCCACCTCCGGCAGGTAATCCGAAGGGCGACCGACATTCTTTTTCTCAGTCGCCATATTGATTATTTCCCTTCTGCTTGCTTATCCCATTCATCGCGGAATTTGGATGGGTTGTCGAAACCTTGAGTTGCCATGTTTACGCTCCGGTAGTGAACAGGTCTAACGCTTCCTTCGATTTACGCACCGCTTCGATAGTTCGGGTCGTGATATCTGAATTAGCGCCGCCTGACTGGAAGTGAATTTTGAATAGCTCAAGCTTCAGTTCGTCAGTGCCAATGAACTGAAATGCTTCTTCTGCGGCTGCGTTCTGGTTCATGACCAGTTTGTAAATCTCTAACTGGAATTTCTGTTCTTCAGTCATGGGAATAATCTCTGCCATTGTTGGCTCCGTTTATCCGTTAAAAGGGATATCAGTTAAGTTATCCCGTGTAGGGTATAAGCCATTATCAAAGCCACTCTGTAGGGAATGGCTTTTGTAATAACTACTGTTCGCTTAACTTCTGCTTCAGCAAGTAACCTTCCAGCATCCAGATTTTATTCACCGCATTTTCGCGGGCGATCTTGCGACCGATCTCCGGGTCGAAGTTTTCCGGGCTGGCGCAGGCGCTTTCGCCGGTGACGGTGAAGCCGTTGCGCAGCACCAGGACGCAGAATGTAAGAAGCTTTAATGCTTCCTGACTTTCGGTTAAATCAAGCGCGGATTTGTATGTCGCCATAGCGCCCTCTCCGCCAATACCATCGTATGCGGTGAAGCAATGCTCGCTTTTAATCACGTCTTCGATGTGCTGCGGGGTGATTCGCGGTGCCGTTTTGCCTTTCTCAACGATTTCTTTTTCGATTTGCTGGTCGTTCATAATTATGACCCTGTGGAGTGGTTGCTTGATTAGATGTCTTTCCATCAGTCCGCCACCACAAAGAATCTTTTTTGCCATAAGGCAGGAGGTTCATCTTTCAGTGGCTGCCAGTGTTATTTCCCCACTTTCTGGCTTGGGTTGTTTCGTGGTACTGCCGTTAATTGGTGAGTCCGGGGATTACGGTTTGCCCGTGCTGTTCAAGGCGTTCAATTCTCGCCAGTAGCTGAGGCTTCTTAATTTTTCCCCAGCGATTGAGCAGGCGACCTGACATGCTGGCAACATCCTTCTCTTTCATGTACTCCAGCATTACGGCATTTCTCTCTTCTTCAAATTGACGATGACCAACCTGAAGCATGGCGTACATCCAGTTAAATGCGTTGATGTAAGCAATTTTGATACGCATTGCTTCTTTTTTGGTGTAGGACATAACCAAAAGCATCAACCCATCCTTGCGTAGACGGTAGAATTTTTGCGGCTTACCATTCTGTAACTCATTGTTTTTATAGCAAAGCTCAAAGTTGAGCTTTGTATCAAACTCAGGAGGGCAAGCTTCTATGGTTCGCTCAATGTCACGAACCACGTTCTTCGGCAGCTTTCCAAATGCTTTTGCCACCATAAAAGAATCTGTAACCGGATCGTTGTTTGCCACAAAAATCAGTTCTCGGAAATCGATGCCGTTAACGATAGTTGGATAATTCATCAGTGCTCACCTTTTAGTGATGAACCTTGTCACACAGGATTCCGGCCCACAGAAAGGCACCGATAACCAAACCGGCATCCTCAAGGGTCATCCTGAAAGGTTCTGTGTTCAGAAGTCGCGCGTGTGAAGCGCGTTTGTTGCAGATATAAAAAAGCCCCGCGAATGCGAGGCTAAATCCTGGTGTTTGTGATGACTGGCTCTTATCTCAACGCAGCCCCTTACCGCGCGCCAGATGCTCAACATCAAGCATCAGCAATGAGATGTTTAATCTGGATTCACTCCAGAAGTGATCACCACCCTGTCTACAGAGCCAGATGTGAAGGATGATGAGTAGAATTATCGCTATCATCGAAGGCATTGCGTCCAGATGTATTCCTGAAGCGTTCTCAGTGCTGTTTGGTCGCGGATAATTCCGTCCCGGATACCGAGAACGTTTCGTCCAGCAACTGGAGAGAGTTCGACGGTGGCATCATTGCCCATGCCGGAGGCGCTGGAGGTTTCGGCTGAGGCTGGCACAGGGCATTTTCCTTTGACGAGCACCCTGCCACCATTATCAAGCTTGCGCCGAAGAGCATCATTTTCAGCTTTCGCATCAGCTAACTCCTTCGTATATTTAGCATCGAGTGCATCAGCATCACGCTGGCGCTGCTGCATGTCAGTAATGGTGGCGTTCGCCTGCTTCAGCTCACTGACTTTTTTATCACGCTGTTCTTTATAGGTAATGGCGTTATCACGGTAATGATTAACCGCCCATGACAGGCAGACGATGATGCAGATAACCAGAGCGGAGATAATCGCGGTTACTCTGCTCATACCTCAATCTCTCTGACCGCCCCACCCGCTTCTTTGAATTTTGCAATCAGGCTGTCAGCCTTATGCTCGAACTGACCATAACCAGCCCCCGGCAGTGAAGCCCAGATATTACTGCAACGGTCGATTGCCTGACGGATATCACCGCGGTCAATCATCGGTAAAGCGCCACGCTCTTTAATCTGTTGCAATGCCACAGCGTCCTGGCTTTTCGGAGAGAAGTCTTTCAGGCCAAGCTGCTTACGATAGGCATCCCACCAACGGGAAAGAAGCTGGTAACGTCCGGCTGCTGTTGATTTGAGTTTTGGGTTTAGCGTGACAAGTTTGCGAGGGTGATCGGAGTAATCAGTGAATAGCTCTCCGCCAACAATGACGTCATAACCATGATTCCTGGTTTTCTGACGTCCGTTATCTGTCCCCTCTGACCACGCCAGCATATCGAGGAACGCCTTACGTTGATTATTGATTTCCACCATCTTCTACTCCGGCTTTTTTAGCAGCGAAGCGTTTGATAAGCGAACCTATCGAGTCAGTACCGATGTAGCCGATGAACACGCTCGTTATATAAGCGAGATTGCTACTTAGTCCGGCGAAGTCGAGAAGGTCACGAATGAACCAGGCGATAATGGCGCACATCGTTGCGTCGATTACTGTTTTTGTAAACGCACCGCCATTATATCTGCCGCGAAGGTACGCCATTGCAAACGCAAGGATTGCCCCGATGCCTTGTTCCTTTGCCGCGAGAATGGCGGCTAACAGGTCATGTTTTTCTGGCATCTTCATGTCTTACCCCCAATAAGGGGATTTGCTCTATTTAATTAGGAATAAGGTCGATTACTGATAGAACAAATCCAGGCTACTGTGTTTAGTAATCAGATTTGTTCGTGACCGATATGCACGGGAAAAATGGCAGGAGGTTGTTAGCGCAACCTCTTGCCACCGCTTTCACGAAGGTCATGTGTAGAAGGCCGCAGCGTAACTATCACTGATGAATTCAGGATAGCCAGTGGCTACGGCTCAGTTTGGGTTGTGGCGGCCGGAATCGAACCGGCTTCCATCGGTGCGCTGCCGATTGCAGTACGCGCGGCGGTCAGCTACATGACTAGTATTTTCACTGTCGCCTATCTGCTAGCTCGCCATTGAGCTTCACCACAACGATAAGAGCACTGCGCGGCACCTTTCACCAATTCCGCGAGGTCTGCGGGTTCAATGCTCTTACCTGTTGTGCAAACAAAAAAAGCCACCGTTGCAACTTAAGAGTCACTAACGGCAGCTTACCTTCTAATTATGGCTAAATGGATAATTGCATGTCAAGGCTTTTAACAGCAACATGCTTAACTTTCTCAACACGTTTACGCATTTTGAAAGCATTTTGCATTGGCTGGTACAAAACAAATAACGACGCTTTCAGGATGTCGTCAATTTCGTTTCTACAGGTTGCCAGTGAAGGTTTTCTCCATCCCTCGCCACCACGTCCACACATCTTGCGTGGCTTTGCAGTCGCGTGATAGTAGGATGCAATTGCTCGCTTAGATGAACCATGAGCGTAGTAGCTGAGGAGGATGCCAAAGGCTTTCTTGTCAATGTACATGACGGAATC